ACCACGTGCGCAACCAAGAGATCGAGAAGATGCTCACCAACAGCTATCGCGTCAATGCGCGTCAAGCCTACGCTCAGCAATTCCTGACCAATGCTGATCCAAAGGTGTTGGCTCTGGTGAAGGGCGCGTGATGGACGACAACAAGTACGGGTGGCCCACCACTCGCACGTTCCCCCGCACATTGGAAGACGCATTCCCCAATGATGCCGAGCGTGCCGAGTGGTTCTATCCACCAGAGCGCAAGCACGGGTACAGGAATGCCGTAATGTTTATCGCTGGCGCAATGATGTGGATTGCGTTGGCCTACTACTTTGCAAAGAACTGACATGCAAACTTATTTCAAAGCCATCTTCGTGACCATTACCCCGTTCTTTGTGACGTTGGCCATGGCCTATTTGATCGGCAGCTTCTTGAATGTGTCGTTTGATCCCGTAGACTGGACGGTTGACATGCGCATCGTCATGGCCACGTTTGGATGGGTCTTTGGCGTGGCGTTGTACGTCAAATTGAAGTTTGAAAGACTGGTTTAACTATGGGAGAAAAGATGACCTGCAAACACCGATGGGTGGAAGCAATTCCAAAAGACGGCTGCTTGGCCAAACACACGTTTCAGTGCATTCGTTGCGCTGAGTTTCGATTCGTAAAGTGAGAACACCATGAAAAAAGAACTATCCGACTTTCAACGACAGATCCTTGGGCAAGGTCCAAACTTCGCCACCTTCACTCAAAAAGAGTTTGACGAAGCTCTGGCATTCGCCAAAGCCGAGATCATGCACGTGGCCATCGAAACCACCAAGCAAGCCCTGCTGATCGAGCGTGAGGCGTGCGCAGAGGTGGTCACAAACCTCGCGGCAGCCGAAGATGAGGGCGAGGTAGCCACGGCCCTTAAAAACGCAGCAGAAGCCATCCTGAACCGTATACCGAGCCAACGCCAATGAGAACCCAACGCCACTTCATCGTCACCCTGACGCTTGACAAAGACATCAAAGACCTGAGCGACTACGTGGCAGGGCGCGTGTACACCCTAGAGGGCGTGCATGATGCCGAGGCCATCGAGGTTGTTGCAACCTCCCCACAAAAAAAGTTGCTCGACGCAATTATTTTGGACAATAAGCTGTAATTTGAAGTTACAATGTGTGTACTGCGACGTTGCAGGTTTAGGAGAATCAAATGACCACACAGCAAGCCCCCTTCAGCATCGGTTCAAAAGTCAAGGGCGTGTACCACGGCCAAGCCTACACAGGCACCGTTGAACACGCCCGTCCCCACACCATGAACCAGTCATACAAGCATCACATCGTGCTTGACGCCCCCATCACCGTGTACAGCGACGTGCGTGACCGCATCATCGTTTCCATCTGGGAAACACGCGAGTCTGGCAACACCATCAACGCAGCGTAAGGGGACCGACATGCCTGACAAAGACTTCCAAACCACCATCAAGACCACTGACCGTGGTGAGTGTGTATTCGTTGACAAGTTTGACGACGAAGCCGTGTGGCTATCCATTCAAGTGCGCGGTGGCAGTGCCCACGTGACCATGACCAACGAGCAGGCGGCAGAGATGCTGGCCGCCCTCACAGCAATTTTGACCACCAAGGAAACACCATGAGCCACGATCACATAGTTGCCGAGGGCGACACCATGCACTGCACCCACTGCGGTTTCAAACAACAGCTCAAGATGCCTGTGGCCATCGAGGGCTTGCTAAGCCAGATGGACCAGTTCATCGCTGCGCACAAGAATTGCACGCTGCCAAAGAACGTACCAGCCGAGGCAGTCATGTCTGAATACGCCAAGGGCTTTGACCATGGCTGCGACTACATCGTGACCGAGATCGAGATCTGGTCCAAGAAGCATGCACGCGACGTGGGTGACCTGATCGCACACCTCAAATCCCCCTACAGCCAAATCAAGGAGTGAACCATGGCCACCGCCAAGAAACCAGCCGCCAAGAAGCCCGTCGTCATCAAGACGGCCCCCAAGACAGTCGTCATGCGCAAAGTCGTGGCCAAGGTGCCCAAGGACGAGCCGATGTTCAAAATGCCCATGGAGGTCAAGGAATGGATCGACCAAGCCAACAGCCGCCTTCAGCATTTGATGGCCCAGAATGAGCGCCTGAAGGCCGAGATCGCGGACCTGAAGCGTGCCAACAGAAACATGGAGCGTCGCGTCATGGGGAGCGAAGCATGAAGGCAGACGACATCCAAGTCGGCGGCAGCCACTACAAAAACATGGGCATGCAGCCATGGACTGTGATGCAGTGCGTGCTGACGCCTGAAGAGTTCCGTGGGTACCTCAAGGGCAACATCATCAAGTACGGCATGCGTGCTGGCCACAAGCCTGACAGCGACGACGCAGGCAAGGCTGTTCACTACAACCAGAAGCTGGAAGAGTTCAACGCAAATGGAAACGTTTCCATCGTGGATGTAT